TTTTGACTGAGAAACTTTTAGCTTCTTACTATAACAAGGAGAGATTCTGGTATGCAGATACAAAATATTTCTTAGCAACCAGATCTATTGTAGATCAAGGAAGAATTTTTAACCTGGTAAATCTTGGAAATACTCCAATGTCTATCATCGTTAGAAAATCCACAGATGCTAATCCTCCTTTACAGGGATATGATATTTTTGCAATTGACTGGTATGGTCCAGGAAACGTTCCATCATATGTTAACCCATATGATTATATTTCAGATTGGTTTATTGATGTTATTGCAGTAGCAGGGGATTGGACAGATTACACTGCACTTTCTCAAGATCCTCAATGGAGTTCATATTTTACTCCAAATGGATTTATCAAGAGTCAAATTACTAACTTCTTAAACAATGCGGACGTTAACTTGATCACTATCCAAACTGGATGTTTAATTATTGACTTTGTTAACCTCAATGGAAATAATGAGTACATTCAAACCCTGATCAACAACAACACCCCTTCAACCGGACTATTCTGTGCAGTTGATGAGGATGCTTTAGAAAACCTTTGTACTAATCCGTATAAAGTGGATCTGGTTGGTAACCATTTGATCGATGAGCTTTCTGGAGATAGAGATATTGCAGATGCAAAGCTGAATTTCTTGAGCTATGATCAAAACTTACTTCAAGATTATCTTTACACTCAAAACTACAGCATATTAACTCCTTCTACCGGAGGAACAGCAGGAGTTGGTACTCTATATTGCCTTCCTGATTATGCTCCAGGTTTATCTTCTGCAAATCCAGGTGGAACAGCAGGGGTTCCTTACGAGGGATTCTTACCTTATAATTCTGCACAGTATGTTGCAGGACTTCACTTCTTGACTGCTGCAACTGGAGCTTCTGGATCTTTTGCAGGACTTACTTCTGCAGACCTTTTGAGTTTGAAGTCTTTCTTAACTCCAAGTGCAACTTCTTCTCCTTACATTGTAGGTACAGTGGCAGGTATCACTTCAGGATACAGCGACAACGTAATCAGCCAGTTTAGCAACGGAGATTTGATTAAGTTACAGGTTGCAAATGTTAACGAAGTTAGTGGTAGATTGCAAATTGCATTTAGTCACCCTCTAGACATAGCAAAGTATAGAGATCTTGGAATTGTAATTACTCCATATGCAGCAGACTATTCTTTTACAAACTACAAACCTAATGGAGCTACAGGAGATGTTATTGGAGGAACTGCTTATATCTTCGGTGCATCCGATACTTTAGGAATTCAATATTCTCTAAACCCAGGAGGGACTGGAGCAACTTCTGCAGCAGGTCCTACTGGATATGTAAATGCTCTAACTGGTCAGCTTTCTACAGCTTTCTACCAAAACGTTCTATATGCAGAATTGCAGAATGGGGATATAGTTTACACTAACGCAGATCTTTCAACAAACACAAGATATTTAACTTATGCTCTTGGAGTTGATAGAGATCAATACTCAATCTACTATTCTTTTGCTTATAGCAACGTGGCTAGATCCACAAGTACATTGGTTAATATGCCACAATTTGGATTGACCTATGCTTCAAATACAAATGGACAAGTAGCAGGATTCCCAGCTGCTAATAAATTAGATATAGTTTCTTCTGTTGCTAGCATCAACGAATTCATCGAAGTTTCGGGGGGAATAGGTGGAAAAGTTAGTGTTACATCTTTCAAGATGGACAGCAACGTTTACACAATTTCAGTAGGAGATCTTCTAGTTTCAACTGACCAAGACCTATGTCAAATTGAAAACACAAACAGACAACAGAGATTGACTAAAGTTACTTCTGTAGCTACAACTTCAATTTCTGGAATAGTAACAGTTACAACTGCTAGACCAATATACTTCTATTCAGGAGGAAGCAGTGGACTTCAGGTTCAGAAATTCCAATCTATACCTCAGTTCACGACTTCTTTTGATTTTACTTACCTAGAAGGATTCCAGCTTAGTGACTATCACAGACCAGACGGAACAGATGCAAGGGTAACTGCAATTCTGGATGTTATGTACAACACTAACATCGCAGCAACACTTGCAACTAAAGACGTTATCTCATTCAGATACATCGTTGATACATTCAGTGGTGTAATTCTTCCTAACTCTAAATATCAATTGAGTAAGTTGGCGATGATGAGAGGACAAGCTCTTGCTTTGATCAATGCTCCTTCAATGGCTCAGTTCCAGGCTTCTGTAGATCCTAGATTTACAGCAGCACCAACAGCAGCTGATCCATATCCAGCACTGCAAACTCAGTATATTGCAGATGGAGGTAATCTTTCTCTGAATCCAACTTATACATTCTCTCTACCTACTCAACCACTTGGAGCATCATATGCAGCGTTCTACGCTCCTTATATCACTCTAAGAGAGAACAACAGAAACGTAAACGTTCCACCAGCAGCATTCGTATCTAACAACTTCGTTGCTAAGTTTGCAAATGGTGAACCATACGCTATCGTAGCAGGTCAGAAGAGAGGAACAATTGCAGGAACAAACCTAGTAGGAGTTGAATATGACTTTACTCAAGAAGATAGAGGTTGGTTAGAGCCTTTCGGTATCAACCCAATCATCAAGAAGAGAGGTCTAGGTGTTGTTATCTTTGGTAACCAAACTGCTTACCAGACAGTTAACTCCGCATTCAGCTTAGTTCACGTAAGAGATCTACTGATCAGCGTAGAGAACGACGTAGAACAAATCCTTTCTAACTACTTGTTTGACTTTAACGAGGATTCTATCAGACTTGAAATCAAGACTCTGGTGGATAACTACCTTGATGGTGTTAGATCTGGAGGTGGAATCTATGCTTACCAAGTAATCATGGATGCTTCAAACAACCCTCCTTCAGTAATCGATCAAAACATAGGTATCATCGACGTTATTCTTGAACCTGCTAGAGGTATTCAGAAGTTCATTAACAGAATTACTGTTACTAGAACCGGAGGAATTGCAGCTGGAGGATTCATTCAGTTCGTCTAATTAATTTTTGACGGAAAGAAGGAATAGGATAAATAGAAGAAAAAAGAAAAAGAACTAAATGGCTGGATTACCACACTATCAGAATTCACTGTTTGGGATAAACAAATACGAACCAGTTTATCTCAACCAGTTTGAAGTTCTAATCACGCCCCCGGCAGCAGTCTTGGGAGGACCAATTCTGGTTGAACAGGTGACAAGCATTTCGGGTTTGGGCGTGGATAAAACTCCTGCTGCAACCCAGCAGAAATATAAGTTTGCTGTTAGAAACTACGCAGGTGCAAAACCAGAGCAGACAGTTTTTGATCTAACAGTTAATTTTACTGTCAACTTGAACGATGCAAACTCCATGTACGTGTTTAAGACACTAAGACAATGGACAGACTTGATCTACAATCCTCTAACAGGTGCAATGGGTCTAAAGAGAGATTACACTGGAACGATTGTTATCTCTGTCTTCAACAAACAAGGTGACGTATTCAGAAGAATTACCTGTAGAGACTGTTTCCCAATCTCCCCAATCGGAGCAATGGAACTAGACTATGCAGGAACTGAACTATATGATATTAGCTTACAATGGGCAGTAGATTACTGGGACGATCAATTCTCATAAAAAAATTAAAATAAATGGCAGGACTACCACATTTTACAAACTCAGCAGCCGGAGTAAAACTGTACGAACCAGTTTATCTCAACCAGTTTGAGGTTTTGATCACCCCTCCTGCTAGTGTTACTTTAGCTAATACTAGATTTAGAGGAGAAGGAATTTTAACTCAGCAGGTTAAGAAAATTTCGGGACTTGCGGTTGATATTCAACCTGCAGGAGCTGCTAGCCAGTTTTATAAGTTTGCAGAGAGAAGATATGCAGGAGGTGCTCCTTCAGATACTTCTGTTGCCTTCACTATTGATTTTGAGGTGAACCTGAACGAACAGAATTCGATGATTGTTTACAAGATTATGAGACAGTGGGCGGATCTTATCTACAACCCTCTAACTGGTGCAATGGGTCTTAAGAAAGACTATGTTGGATCTATCGTAGTTTCCATCTTCAATAAGCAAGGAGATGTATTCAGAAGAATTAGTTTGAACAACTGCTTTCTGACTGCAGACTTGAATGCAATGGATTTAAACTATGATGCCGGAGAGACTCTCTACACTCTAGCTACTAGCTGGAAGGCAGACTACTGGCAAGATCAGTTCATCTAATAGACGAAAGAAACTTTTTGAAGACGAATATTCTAAAATAGAATATTCGTCTTTTTGTGTAGACGGGTATATAAGATATAAAGTAAATAATTATGGATCCAAACGAAAGTGGAATTTTAAAAGGTCTCTCACCGGAAGAGATTCTAGCTAGAAAAGAAATGGAAGGAGGAATTGTATATGATGACCCATTCATACCAGAAACCCCTAT